CTAGGCGAAAATTCTATCAATATCCTTCTTTGCTTTTTCTCTCATTTCATCCGAATAATGGACATACGTATTGATTACGGTTTCAACTGTGTCGCCTAAAAGAGCGGCCACCGTCTTGACATCTACCCCATTTGCCAGCAAGCGTGTTGCATAGGTATGTCGAAGAGAATGAATAGATGATCCTTGACATATATGAGCTATTAGCTTGTCGACACATAACGCTCTGCTGGTTTTATCAGTAAACAACCTTCGATCTATCCTTAAAACAGAAGCATGTTTATATTCGTGGAGTATTTGACTTAGTTCTTTTGGGATAGGGATGTCTCTATACCCATTCATGCTCTTTGTAGGCTTGATGGTGTATTTGTTTTTACCTAGGGCAGATAGTTGAGCAGTCACACTAATCATACCATCCTTTAAATCTACGTTATCCCACGTCAAGCCGACAATTTCGCCGTATCGCAGGCCAGCATATCCGGCAATGGCAATCTTCACATAAGCGGTATAATTCTTTTGACGCACGGTATCAAGCAGTGTTTTAAAGTCATCTGCGGAAATTACCTGCGTCTTTTTTTGCCGCTTGTCTTTCTCTTTAGGGACTTTGGATACAGGATTAGCCGCAAGTATTTCCAATGTTTCTATGGCATATCGAAATACCCGGCCTACTTTGGACAGATATAGTTTTTTTGTGCTGACAGCGTATTTCATAGGTGCCATGCAGTCAATAATGTCAGAGTGGGTGATTTCAACAACGGGCACATCGGCTATTTTTATAAATGCTTGGAGTGCCTGCGTGTATAGTGCTCGTGTGTTATACTCCAAAACTGCGTTGTTTTCCAGCAGGAATAGCTCAAACACCTGACGTAGTGTAATATCCCTCATGGATTCATCCACGACGTTCAGGGCCTTTTCTTTTACTTCATCCAGCAATTTATCTCCGGCAGCCTTCGCCAGCTTTTTTGTTTTAAATCCTTGTCTTGATTTTTGCCGCCACCTCCCTTTATTGTCTTTGTAGGACAAGATGACTTGAAATCCTTTGTCCTTTTCTCTGTACGTAAAATTATATTCTAAATCGCGCATAAAAATATCAGCTCCTTTTTGGTAAAATAGGGCTGATTGTGGTATAATGCAGTTGTAATCAGCCTTTGCAGGGTGGATTATATTTGCCGGTATGGAGCACCTCTCCTTCGGCAATCCCGCATTCTGTTCGCAGCAGGATGCGGGATTTTTTTATTTATTTTTAGATATGTGACAAATGTATTTTGTATTGGAATATTGAGACAATGACCATATGTTGTATCTTTACAGCTGTGTTATAATTAAAATAAAAGGATGCGGTTATGTTGGCAGATATAAATGTGAAAGTTTTAACAGATGCACAAAATGTAGAAACGTTGAGTTCTGATATTGTTGTTCTTGATACGAATAATGATTATGTTGTATTGAATTTTTTGCAGATTTTGCCCGGCGGTAATAGCACTATTCCAGATGAAGGGAAAGTTGTTGATAGGAGTGCAAAGGTAGCAACAAGGGTATCTTTATCATGGGGGCATTTTATCAATTTAATTCCTCAATTTATGGAATTTGCTAAAAAAAATGAAGAATTTATAAATAACAGATATAAAAATACCTCAAATTCGTTAAAAAATATGACTGTTAATAAAAAATAATAGAAGGGATCAGAGGTTTCGATGGATGATAAAAACACAGGGGGAATTTCCGAAAATAAGATGGGAAGTAAAAGATTATGCAAACAATATAGTGGTTTTAAAAGAAGATACATGCGAATCCCATATACAAAGTGATCATACTGATGCAGATGCTGAGTATAGAATGTCTATTGAAGAACAAGCAAAAAATACTATAAAAAATCCTAGATACGTATTGGTTGATAAGATTCATCAGGATAGACAGCAATATGTAGATTTAATATTAATACCTAATGAAGAAGAAATAAAAATTAGAGCCATAGCTGTTACCATAGATAAATCTTGTAATCCTTATGAGGTTATTACATGGACTGAGAAAAATAAACTTAAAAGGAATATTCCAGAAGGAGGCGTGATTTATGATGCAAGCGATGATATATAGACCAGAAGTTAAATATGATCAACGTCATGATGTCCTCCATGTTTTTTTAGGAAGTCCTATTAATGCATTTGTGGATGAAGAGTATCCAGGAATCTATATTAACCGCAACGAAGATACAGATACCATTGTTGGAATGACCGTCATGGACTTTAAAATAAGAAAAGCATTTTTTTTAAAGTTATTCCCTCAATATCATGCCTTAGTTAAAAATATATGCTAATTTTTTATCCTAGATCATTTTTGTCAGACGTTTCGAATAACGCCTCTTCGTATCGACGCTGAATTTCCATCCAATTATCTATTGGTGTATCTGTTATTCTGGCTAATCTTCGCATCAGGCTACGGGATAATCCAGCACCACCACGAATAATAGCTTGCAGGTTATCAGGTTTTATTTCTAATTTACCGGCCAATTCATCCGTATTTGTTTCGGCATATTCCATATACGCTTCGATTGCTTTGCCGGGATGCATGGATTCAAGTTCTTCTTCGGTGCAACTGTGTTTTTTAGTTTGTTTAGCCATAATGGTGGATTTCCTTTCGGCCTATATATAATATGATGCGATAATATGTTATACTGATAGTGTAATCAAGCTTCCCGCTAAGATTACATTGCTTCCCGTCACTGGGTGTCTCCGGTGGCGGGATTTTTTTAGCGATTCAGCTTTTTTTGCTATTTGATTATTTTAATGTAGGATCATCCGAGATTAATTTTTGATTGTGCATCGTGCGTGTATTAGATATATTGCGATCATATACAGGGGAAGTGATATCTAAGTTGGGCTCTGGGTGAGGGTTTCCATGAATTCCTAGGATACTGACCAACATATTATAGGCTAAGTCATTCGTCCAATAGCAATCCTTATGTTGTTGTAGAGTTTGAAAAATATCAAAACTATTTAAAATAAAATCATTTGAAAAATACATGATGAGGGGAATGCGGCTCATTTGATACGTAAACTTAGTGGCTTCATGGTACGAATTATTCTCAGGGTCCTCTCCATGATCCGAAAAGTAAATTATACCTTTAAAATCATGGTAGTTATGTACTTTGTCATAAATTTTTTGTAAGACATAGTCAGTATATAAAACGCTATTATTATACTCATTAAGACGGGAAGTGTCATTCGAAAAATGTTCAAATGATTTGGGATACCGATCTTTGTATGTGCCATGTGATCCCATTAAATGAATAACAATTAAAGCATTTTGAATCTCATCCAAATTGGGTATATTCTGAACTAGTTTTTCATCATAATAAAATGTGTTTATCCCCTCGCCTACATTTTCATTGAGCCATATTTGATAATCTGCGGTAGAAGCAATTTCCGCTATAGGCGTATCCCAAGCACCATATTTCTGCTGATTGCTAATCCAATAGGTAGTGTATCCGGCGGCTTTGGCTATTTCCATAATAGAATTGGAATCAACTAATTTCATTGTATTATATTGGTTTTTTTCGGTTAAAGCATAGGTTAACGAGGGAACCGTATGAACAAAATTGGAGTAAGCATGTGAAAACAAAATTAAACCATGTTCTTTGGAAACAGATTCTAGCCAAGGTGTAGTAGGAATGGAATATCCATAGGAGTACATGTGGTCTCTCGTTTCAGATTCACCAATTACTAAAATGTAAATGCCGCCTTTGTTGGGTAAAATTGTTAGATTGTTTAAGCTTTCTAATTTTTCAGTGCGAAGTTCTTTGGCTTTACCAAAATCTTTAAAAATTTGTAGTGTGCCATAAGTATCTTTTATCATTGTACAAATGAGCCCTTGAGTTATTTTATGAGGAACTAATGAAGAAGTAACACATAAAAAGATGAACCCAATGATACATATAACTTTAGGAGAATGATATGTATATTGTAATTTTTTTATAGAAATTATCCATATTATATTAACAGCTATTATTAGAATAATACTTATAATCCATAATAAGAAGGAACTGCCAGAAAAATAAGCACTTATCTCAGAAAGATTAGTTTGAAACAAGGTGAGTACAATAGCTTCGGTTAGCAATCGCTTACTAATAAAATAATAACCATAAATTAATAAAGGAGGGAAAAGAAAAATTATATATAAAAAGTAAATAATATACCGGGCAACTATTTGGACATTTTTTAAGGTAATCAGATTAGTACAATAATATAAAAATGATATAAAACAATATAAGACTACTCCAATTATAAATGATCCGTTAAAAGATTCAGGACGTAATAATATTCCATTCAATAGCTTAAGATATTCAATAAAAGTATACAATATTGTAAAAATAATAAAATTAAAAATTATACGTTTTTGAAAGTTCCACAAATATAAAATCCCGGTAGCCATAATACCGGCAAAAATAGAAATAGGATAATAATGAAATAATAATTGGGTTGTAGTTATGTTAGAAAATATTAATAATAATTTTGAAACTAAAAGAACAATAAAAAAACATGCAAGACAGCGTTTGATAGACACAGTAGATTTGAACATAGCATATGTGCATTAAATCCTTTCTTATAAATAAACAGAATAAATAACAACCTTGCCAAAAATCTTCATTTCATCGGCGTCGTCATAATTAAAAATCATATCCGTAAATGATGGATCGCTGCTGTCCGGTCTGAGGATAAATCGGTCATTGTCTTCATCGTCATAGAAATGTTTGACCGTGTATTCGCCGTGGCAATTCTGTGCAACAACAACATCACCATTATGGATAGTATCTAAGTCTATATTCATCAGGACGGCAATCGTAGCGCCATTCTGAATTATTTTATTCATGGACTCACCGTTTACGTGCATAAATACGATATTACGATTGCGGGCATATTTGCCAAGCCATGCATCCGGAACAGAAACCATTGGAATATTGTCTATGGCATCTATTTCTTCCAAAGCACCTGCAGCGATGCCTGCAGGGTAGTTGCGGTATTCAAAAGATGATGCGGTTATTACGGACTTATTTTCCCATCCCATTAGATAAGCTGGTGTAGTTCCATAAATAATAGCCAATTCTTCAATTTTATCAGAAGGAATATTAACAATGTCTAATGATTCATATCGAGATAGTGTAACTTTGGAAATACCTATTTTTTCGGCCACTTCTTGTAATGAAAGGCCGCTTTCTATTCTTTTATTTTTCAATCTCGCAGCAAATTCAATTTGATTATTTGTTGGGGGATTTTTTAATCTACTAATTTTATTCATAAATACCTCCGAATGTATTTTTTTATGACCTAATTATACATCTTTATTTCCTAATAAGCAACACCATAAAGACGAATTCTTAATAAAGTTGCCCAATGGGTATTGACAAGTAAATTCCTCAATAGTACAATGTAGTTACCTAATAGGAAACGAAACGAGGTGATATTATGATTAAGGTAAATGTTTTAAAAGGGAAAATTGTTGCTTGTGGGCTAAAACAAAAAGATGTTGCAAAAGCCCTTAATTTAAGTGACAGAAGTTTTAGATATAGATTAAAAAAAGGGGTGTTTAATAATAATGAAATAGAAGTTATGATTGACTTATTAAATATTAATGATCCTATAGATATTTTTTTTGCACAAAATGTTTCCTAACAGGCAACTACGACAATACACAGCCTAGCCAAACAATCCCACGAGAGGAGGTGAGAGAGGAATGAAATATAATCCAGACACAATACGAAAATTGATAGAAGAAGCGGACAAAAGGAATGCCGAAAAGGCCCATAGCACGGCAGTCGCAATCGAAAAAATGCTCGGCACTGCTGCGAACAGTACCGAGCGCGATGAAGCAAAAAAGGAATTAGTTAAGGCATTACTTAGCAAGTAGTTTTTGAACGTCTTCAGTAATCTTTTTGTTGTTTAGTTCAATCAGTTCCGAAACGTAGGGATAAAGAATCTTTTCAGAATAATAAGCAAAAACAGCTCCAAACATTTCAAGCATGGACGTAGTCTGAGTCGTATTTGGCATGTGCAAATCTTTTATCATATCCGATGGTAAGTTATTAAACATTTGCTGATACTTATTCGTATCTAAATCGTGCATAGCTTGTAATACATCTTCTTTTGTCATCCCTATTATTTTATCCGACATAGTAATCACCTCCCTTCAAGGTGATTATTATATCACATACCCACGAGAGGATGTAACTAATGAAAATTACCATTGAATGCGAAGCAAATGAAATAGCTGCTCTTGTATCGGAATTACAAAAGCAGCCTAAAGAATACAATCTTTTTATTCCAGAAGATAGTTTTGGGAAACACATTAATAAATTTAATCCGGAAAAAGCTCAAGTCAATCGCTGAAAATGTTGTTGTTGATATAGTCCCATTGTTTGTTTGACAACCATCCCTGCTTGTTATTAACGACTTCAATAACAATTAGCCTATCATCGTTATCTAAGTATGGAGTAATTTTTTCTGATACTTCGTCGGCTGTTGAATAGTCAGAACGGATTAAATAAGCGGATTTCCAGTAACTGCACCAAACGCCATCGCTTGCAGCTTTGATTGATTCAATAACATTTTCATAATCTTTACCACTTTTGTTTAAGTCATAAGTAATCATGTATCTTTTTTTACCCATATATAATCACCTCCTTTGAGATGATTATATCACACAGAAAGGAGCAAATCCCATGGAAGAACGAAGAGTTTTTTCTGTAGATGAGCTAGCTAAGGAATGGAACTGCAGCTCGTCTACTATACGGCGCATGGAAAAAGATGGATTGTTGCGACGGCTGCCGTTGCCGGGAACCATGTACAGAGCCAAAGAGGTATATGCCCTGGAAGGGCTGGATCTGAAGGACTTAAAGCAGCCGACAATTTTTGAAATGCGAAGGCTGCAAGCTGAAAACAGCGGGTTGCAGAAGCGGGTAAGTCAGCTGGAAGGAATTATCCTGCAAATTACCAGCTTTGCAACGTCTGCGGTAGCAGATAAAGTTATCCAGGAGAAACAGGCATGAAATGCGCAATCTGTGGCGGGGAGATACATGGTGCGTACGTAGTGATCCGGATTGATGGCAAATATGTCCCCGTGCATCGGGACTGCGGGATGTGCGTATCGTATCACGGCCCGCAGCCTAAAAAGAAGCCCCGGTGCAGAGTGACCAGGGCGTTGAAACAATATAGAGAGGAGCACGATGATGACTAAAGAAGATGTAATGGTTTTTGCAGAAGCTTTTTATGATTTAAAATGCAACTATTATAGGGTGGCATTACACCACAAAAACACAAAGAATGAAATAAATGAATACTTAGTATGGAACGCCATGGCAAATAAAATAAAGTATTTAGTCGGATTTAGCATATTTCATCATGTAGCCACAAAACAGCAACAAACGATACTCGCATTATTTAATGATATTGAATCAATGGCTATGGATAAAGAAAAAGAATATGAAAACAAGGATGAAGAAACACCGCATTGGCTTGGTGAACTGGATGATATTTTTAAGAAATATGGATTTATGGATGAGGAGGAGCAGGAAAATGGACAGTGATGAAAAAATGGTTGAAACGGCCATGCGAACCGCATTTATTCGGCAGCATGGGATCGAATTGCCGGAGTGGATCAACGATCATAAGAGACCATGTACCCCGCCAGCCGTTACCGGGGATGCGGAGCCAATTACCTTGTGGGACATGGCCAAGGTAGCGCTAAAAGTCATGGCAGCCGCATTTATAATTGGCCTGATCGGGGCGGCATGGCAATAAAAAGACCGCCCACGGGAATGGGCGGCAAGCAAAAAGAAATGATATTAGAACGTCTTCGATAGTATATCAATAAAAATAAATGATGTCAATGGAGATAAAAATGCGGTCAGCATGGGTATTTAATTTATTTAGAAAAGGAGTAGCCGGCATGGAAAAAACGTGTTATGCAATAGAACCTGCAATTTATATGCTGCAGGCAGAAATGGATGAAAAAAAAGACGCCAATCTTACCATGATAGGCAATGCTGTGATACAGTACGTTTCGGCGCATCCGGAAGAAAGTGCTAAGATCAGTGCGGATAAGACGCTGGCTCATTGTTTTGATTTTTTGCGAAAACGGGCAGAAGGGCGAAAAAACAATCAGGTGGGGATAGCCGGAATGGATGACGTTATGGATTACTTTGGCTTTTCCGGATCGGCGCCTACCACCGCAGCAGTACCAGGGGAAGCGGGCAGAGAACCGCAAGCGATGGCGCCATCGCAGGAAGCGGTTCCTGCGGCCCACTTTAGTGTGGATGAATTGTTTGAAGATTGACGGGAGGTGTACGCATGGAAAAGAAACGGGTACGTACTGCAGAAGAAGTACTATCGCACTTTCGTACGCTGGAAGCGACACCTTCCCAGCTGCGGTTTATTGACACGGTTGCCATGAAGAATCAATACATCGTCGTGACACATGGACGGGACGCGATCAAAGAGTATCAGATGTATCAGGAAACCTATAACCGGCCGATAGAAAAATCGATTCGCGTGAAAGATAAGATTGGGCATTGTACGCGCTGCCATCATCAATTTGTGCTGCCCGCGGCATTGGCGTCAGTACAGGATGCAAATCCCATACAGCGATGCCCTGTATGCCATGGAATGGGGCGGCTTATTTCAGGATATCGAAGCATGGGGAACCGGACGATTATGCAATATGTGACATTTTTCGAAAGCTCTAAAAAAGATCCGGATGTCATTTTGGGAAAAAGTATTGTGGCAGTCCGAACCGTGGAAAAAGATTACCGGACATGCAAGACCATTACCTATCCAGTGACGGTCTATTACTTCAAGCGCGGGGAAACGCCGCTGATGTATAAACGTGATGTATGGTACTCCAGAGAAACTCATGAATTTCAGCCGTATTATGCCTTCTTCGAAAATATATATGGATATGAACCGGGGCGGGACGGTTTAGGAACACATTGGAAGCGGCAAAAGACAATCGGCAGTTTACATACCCAGTATTGGAATAGAGGATATGAACCGGTTTTTAATTATCAGGATTTTTTACGCATGATGCAAAAGAAGGCGTGGAAATATTGTCAGGCGGAAGTGTTTTTTAAGGCCAGTCATATCAGAGAAATCCGGCTGCAGGATTGTCTGGCCTATTTGGCAGCGTACGTGAAACACCCTCAATTGGAATATCTGGTCAAAGCCAATATGAGCAGTATTGTAGACAGTTTGTTATTCGGCGGTGCTTGGACGGGACGTGCCATTAACTGGAGTGGGAAAAAGAATAAAGATTTTTTACGTGTAAAGTTGACGAAAGCAGATAAACAATATATGCGAAGCCATGCGGTGAATGCGGAAACATTTAATACCTATGCAATCGCACAGGAACAAGGACAGACGGTATCCCTACAGGACGTCTGTGCATTTCGGGAGATCGCATTGATTCGATATGATCGCAGCGTTTATCGGGCAAATCACGATTTTCTGCCAGATATCAAAAAAATCATGCGTTATGTAAAGAAACAGCAAGGGAAAGGACCTAGAAATATGAAGGCGCATGTCATTATTTCAGATTATATGGACTATATCAAGGAATGCATTGCGCTGCGGTATGACCTGCAAGATAAATCCATCCGGTGGCCCCAGGATCTGTCGAAAGCCCATCAGGCGACGACCCGATTGTATCAACTGAAGCGGGAAGAAATACGAGCGGAACAGCAGACAAGAAGCAATCAGAAATATGATGATCAAATTCGAAAGCAGTGTCAGGAACTACAAGGATACTGTTTTGAAAATGAGCGTTTCTTCATTCGACCAGCCGCTTCCGTTGCTGAAATGATAGAGGAAGGAATGAAAAATCATAACTGTGTGGGAACCTATATCCAGGCCTATGCGACAGGAAAAACACATATATTTGTCATTCGGGAAAAAGCAGCACCGGAGAACGTCTTTTATACACTGGAACTGAGGGGGCAGGTAATTATACAGTGCCGGACAGACCGCAATCAAATTGCCCCGGCAGGATCGCCAGTAGATGTATTCATTAAAGCATTTGAACGTTTTAAAGTAGTCGCTGTTACGGAAGGAGAGACGGCATAATGAGTCAGGACATTATTGAGACTGAAGGAGTTATACAAGATGTACGCAGCGCGGAAAAAATTGCAGTAGAAATCAACACAATTAAACGGCAGACACAAAAGGTCATGCTGTCAGCCTCCATTGAAATTGGCAAGCGGCTGTCAGAAGCCAAGCAGCTGGTCACTCATGGACATTGGAGTGAATGGCTGCAACAAAATGTCAGCTATTCAGATCGGACGGCTCAAAATCTGATCAAAATATTTGAGCAATTCGGGGATCAATTTGGCGCTAAAGAAATGGACTCCCTGTTTTCGTCAGGGCAATCGAACGCCTTCGCTGAATTATCCTATACGCAGGCAGTTGCGCTTTTATCCATTCCCAGTATTCCGGAGCGAGAAGAATTTGTTAAAGAGCATCCTGTAACGGCCATGAGTACCCGGGAATTACAGGACGCGATCAAATGCCGGAATGAAGCGGAAAAACAGCTGAAAAAAAAGGAACGGCAAATAGCGGACATGGAGCAACGGGAACAGCAACTGCAAACCGACTTGGAAGAAGCCAGGCAGGATGCAACCCTGGCTAAAAATGAACAGGAAACCAGTGCACTGGCTGCCCAGGAAGCACAGACCCGTTTACAGAAAAAAGAGGCAGAACTGGCACGACTGCGGGAAGACCTGGACAATGCTACGGTAGCTGCGATAGATCCGGAGCGAGAAGCGCATATTCGGAAATTGGAAGCGGAAATAGATCGATTGCAGAAGGATGCGGATGCAGATCAGGACCGACGGGTTTTTACCATACAGCTTGAGATGGTACAGTCGTCTTTCAACCGCATGATGAATAACATCTCTGCTATTCAGGATAATACCAAACGGGAAAAATTTCGTGGCGCGGCGCGAAAGCTATTGCAGCGATTAGGAGAATTGGTGTAGCCATAGGAAGAAGGAAAGAATATGCAGACGATACAATCGATCTTACGATGGCCGGGAGCAAAATGGCGGATTGCAGATTGGATTATCAGCCAATTCCCAACGCATGACATTTATGTGGAACCGTTTTTCGGAAGCGGGGCTGTATTTTTTCGGAAGCTGCCGGCAGGGACAGAAACCATTAATGATATTGATGGAAATGTCGTCAATTTATTCAAGGTAGTTCGAGAGGATGCGGCTGCCTTATGCAAGGCCGTTGAAATGACGCCTTATTCTCGTGAAGAGTACCGGTCAAGTTACTCCCGAATAGCTGCGGATCCAGTAGAAAAAGCAAGAACTTTTCTGGTACGAACATGGCAGGCTTTCGGCGGGAAAACCAGATGTAGTACTTCTTGGGCACACGATAGGACCAATTCCGTATTTCGGCCCAAATATTGGAATCAGCTTCCCGCACGGATATTGGATACAGTGGAACGCTTAAAAATGGTACAAATTGAATGTATGGATGCGCTGGATTTAATCCCGATGTACAACCGCCCAGGCACGCTGCTGTATGTAGACCCACCGTATCTGTTAAGTACCCGGACGCAGAAACATTATGAATGTGAATTTTCCGATCCGGAAGAGCATATGAAATTGCTTGACGTATGTAAGGCGCATCGTGGATATTGCATCATTAGCAGTTATGAAAATGAGTTGTACGATAACGCCCTGGATGGGTGGGAAAAGACAAAGATACGGACACAAACCAATTGTGCGCAGACAGCAACAGAATGCCTGTATATCAATCCAGCAAGTATATTGCAAATGAGGTTGTTTGAATAAGAAATGAGAAAGGAACATACCGATGATAAAAAAAACATGTATGTTGTGTGGAACCCCTTTTGAACCCTGCGGACGGCAGCGTTGTTGCCCCGCATGCCGGGATCGGGTTATTCAAAGCTATCAACACGCAAGACAGAAAGCGCCCCGAAAGAAACAGGAGAAATGTCTGATCTGTGGGAAGCCGATGACACATCACAATGCCTATTACACCTGCTCGCAGGCTTGCCGGGATATATTCCGGTCCATAACCACTGCGTTTCGGCAAAAGCAGGTTCGGGAGAAAATGAAGCGGAACCGGGTTCGAAAGAATCCGCATTTGGACGTGCCGCATATAGAAAAAAGGGCAAAGAAACAACCCGCCATGTATCAGTTGGATCAAAACATTGCAGCGGCTAAGAAACTAGGAATCAGCTATGGTGTATATATGGTACGAAAAGCAGGCATGCTATGAAACCTGTAGATATTGACAATAAAATGTTGCCAGAATTGTCTGCTGTCCAGTTTAAAAAAGCTGTCCTTCATGAAATACGCTGCCAAAGCGGGATTGGGCTGATTATGGTGGCTATTTATAAGAATCCTACCGATTTTCCGCAAACAAGCATGCCTACCTATGTGGCTCGTGCCTGGGTAGTAAAACCGGCAGGCGTATATGCATATATCCATCTACAGTATGTAACGCAGGAGTATGAAACAATAAAAGATGCCATACCAGCCGGTATGTATCGAGTCAATCGGAGCACACACGATGATCCCCATGTGTTGGAAACCTATATATAATATATATCCTTAATAAACCATAAAAAAACAGTCAAAGGATGCATGTCATTTCTATAATCCCGTTATCCCGAAAGGAGGTACGCAAATGAAACCATTACGATGCCCGGTATGCAGCTGTGAATCCAACAGCTTTGTCCAATGCGATAAAGTGGGCGTACCCATCTGTTGGAGGCACTGTAAATCTTGCACCTTTTATGAACCGATCTTTCATGGCTGCTTATGGAAGCCGCAGGACCGGGTGGCCGTCTTAAAAGAAAAGTGGAAAAACCAGCAGGGCAAGCAATCGTCGGAGACCTGAACCGGCGATTTTTTGCGGGGAGTCTCCCCGCATTGGGGGCTGGTAATGGGGATTAATAAGTCAGCGATATAAAAAAGATATAAAAAATACGGATATGCCAGAGGTGTTCCATGGGTGTAAGAAAATCATTTGTACGAGAAAAGAAAATATTTTGTGGTAAAGAATACATCGAAATGGATCTGTTTGAAATGGCGGATATGCGGCAGCGGGGAAGAAAAGAAAGAGGCCGTAGATCTTCGAGCAAGCAAATCAAACAAAATGATAAAAATGCCAGACGGTATTTTATTCAGCTCGTGAACACCAATTTTGGCAAACAGGATTATTGTGTGCACTGTACCTATGACCGGTTCCATATGCCAGCAACCGTAGCGGATGCGGAACAGCAGGTGAAAAATTATATCCGGCGTATGCAATATAAGCGCAAAAAGGTCGGACTGCCATCGGTGAAATATATTATTGTGACAGAATATCGGACAAAAGAAAATGGCACACCGACACGCATTCATCATCATATTATTATGGACGGGTTACTGGATAGGGACAGTGTGGAAATGCTATGGCGGGACAGACGGAAAAAAGGAGAAGCCCAGGGACGGCCGATTGGGGTAGTAAATGTAGATAAGCTGCAGCCCGATGAATTTGGATTAGAAGCGCTGGGCCGCTATCTGACAAAAGGATTGACAGGACAAAAACGGTGGCATCCCTCAGAGAACTTAGAAAAGCCGGTAATCCGGAAAAATGATTATGCCGTATCCCGTCGGAAACTGGTGGCATTATCCGAAATGACAGATTGCCCGGAAGTATGGCAGGCGATCTGTCCCGGATACTTGCTGACAGAAGCGAAAGCGGCATACACCGAGGAAGCGGGATGGCACATTACGGTTAAAATGAGGAGGAATAGATATGCTGCGATTCACCGTACCGACAACGCTGCCGGGGTTAAACGACTACATCGTAGAAAACAGACGGAATAAACATGCTGGTAATGCGATGAGCCAACGGGCGCATCGGGATTGTAAAATAGGCATGATTCCATTGAACGGCAAGAGGATATGTTCCGCCTTTTTTATTTTCCATTGGATTGAGAAAGACCGGCGTAGGGATAAAGACAATATTGCTATGGCCAAGAAGTTTATTTTGGACAGCCTGCAGGAGTGGGGCGTACTGAAAAATGATGGATGGAAACAAGTACTGGGATTTATTGACATCTTCAGCGTCGATAAAATAAATCCGCGGGTGGAAGTATCGCTGCTGACACCAGAAGAATTTAGCCGAGGCATCCATGTATATCCAAAAAAAGATACGATTCATGTGAATTGGGAGGAATAAACAATGAAATGGATCAGCATAAGAGATACATTGCCAAAAGAAGTCCGTTGTGATAAAAACGGACAGCTGTATTGGGATAAAGAAAACAAGATATTATTTTGTGATAAAAATCAAGAATGTTTAGTAGGCGTATATGTAAAAGATAGCAATACCATCATTGATAACGATGGTGAGTTTATTAGGGCTGGATTTTGGGCTATGATTCCTTATGATAATAATTTGCGCTACATAAAGGATGTTTTGTATTGGGCGCCCATAGCCCCGTTGCCAAAGGACGGCGAATAAAATGAAGAATTTAGAATTGACGGTATACATCAAAGTTGATGATGAAACTGTGATTATAGACAAAAAGAAATTAGATGATAATATTTTGGGAAAAGAAATCGATGAGGCCGCTCAGTACATATTTGAAGAGCATTGTGATTTTGAGTATAAAGTAACTGATTCCCAAGGAAAAGATGTTACCGATGTTGTCGAATGGTAAATAGAATGCCAAAGCTTAATGAATTTCATTTTGTTGAAACGGAAAAGGGAGGAATTTACTATGGGAAGACCACGAAAAAATAATGACAGCGCATTAACACAGAAGGATATTGATAAAATTTTTGGGCCCAGTGAAGTAAAAACAATGGAAGCCGAAGTAAAAACAATGAAAGTCAGCAAAGAAGAATGGGAAGAAATTGTTGCGGCTCAGGGATATAATCGGGCACCGCAAACAATATATCCAAAACTAGACGGCCTTACTTTTGACTACAATATTATTGCTCAACAGACAGATCCCATTTTGTCTTTAACCAATCGGACTGGTAAATACGCTACATTACAGATAAATAAAGCTGCATTTATGCTGCTACATGGCAAAGACCATGCGTTTGTTGGTATAGATTTTACACATCGTTGTTTCATTATTGCCCCTTGTTATGCCGGAGACACCAATTCGATTGAGTTAAAAGGGACCAGAAGCAAAAAATATACAATCCGCATCCGAAAGGATATCAAGACGAAGATGCTGGAAAGCGGATTTGTAAGAGCTGTTGCAGAAGTAAAATGCGGCAATTTACTGTTTAGATGGTAAGGCGGGTGGTCGTATGTATTACATGGGTTATGTGTTTTGTAATCGCCAGGACTGCCGAAAATATACATACTGCGGTCATAGTGTAGTAGCTGCGGAAATGTGTAAAAAAGACTTGAAGCGGATGGCAAATGACCTGCCGATCAAGGCAGCGCCGCATTATGATTGTAAGAAATTTAAGGAGGAGCCGTAGATATGAACAATTCATGGATTGACTTATTAAACAACAATGCAACACGCATGATACGTAAGCATCGTATAAAAAAATATGGAGCAGATGCGAAAGATTGCCCCATGAAAAAGGGGAAGCGGTGCAGGCCTGGCAGATGTAAGCAGGCGAGGTATGAAGGCGAATTTGATTGTGATGAAGTTGCGTTAAGCGCCCGGGACCTAGCGGGAATGAGTACAACGTATGATTTTATGAGCAAAGGGTGGACTAAGGTGTGGAAGCAACAGCAGAAAGGAAAATTTAGGGGACGACAAATTTTCCGGGCTTATAAAATGATGCACATCTGGTATAGCTCGTTTTGTTTGCGGTGTAAAAAAAAAGAAGAAGACTGGTGCGCTCTTTATACCAACCAGGGAGACACCTATAATGCGGCATGTATCCATCCGAAGAGAAGGCGATAAAAATATGATTACTTACGTGTTGTCAGGCGAACGAGCTAAAGAGTTTTGCAAGTTGGCGAACTCCTTAATTGTGACGGGAACAGCGCAGAATTTTATCGATTATGGATTCACTAATCATGATGATCCACGACTATATTGGTATCGAAAAATTAAGGAGCCAGATAATTATGAGATATCTTTTGGTATTACTATCGACAAAAAGACAATGAAAATAGACGATATCGAAATCTTGGACGAACATTTTCTGCAGCCGTCATTTTGCGGAGACACAGAATGGACTCAAGTGAAAAAAAATGTACAAGATATGATACAGAGCGGTTTATTTACCTCTGATTTTAAATTTTAGGAAGTGAGAGTATGCCTAAAAAGGAATGGACCCAAGCAGAATTGGTAAAAGCCATTGCAGATTTTCATGAAGCGCTTGTTTATATCGATCATAATTATCTGACATGGAAAAACACAGTACATGAATGCGATCAAGCTTTTGGAGATATTCGCCATTACTGTGAACTATCTTATCCCAATGATCGGAGTAAGCGGACTAAAATTTGCCGATTGATGCGGGATTATGGTGTAAAGCGGAGAATGTATAAAGACCTATTGCTTGTTTTAGACCCCATACTAGAAATCAGTATGAAGTTAAAAAATGATGGGATATATCAGGCTGCTAATACGGTACGAAAATTGAATGATAAGACACAAGCTGGAAACCGTGAATACAAGCCACGGGTTATCCAGATAGAAGAAATTTAGGAGTTGATATAATGGATGAATCACCGAAAGACTGTGAGAATTGCCGGCATTATAATGCGCCTTTAAAATTCAGCCCATGCCCGATGTGTAATTGGCAGGCAGCGCCGCCCAGTGGATGGGAGCCAAAGGATGAGGAGGATGCGGATGACGGCTAAAGAATATTTAAATGGGGTACGGAATCAAAGCTATGTATTGAAACAGGCTGAAAAAGAATTGAATGCCTTACGCGGAGATATCATATCGATCCATGCGGGAAGTTTATCTGAAAAAGTATCAGGTACTAAAGAATCTGATCTTGCGGATACTTATATTCGTGTTGAAAAATATGAACGCCGAGTAACATCTGAATGGAATAAATTGATTGATATGCGAATGCAGGCCAAGGCTATGATTGCAGCGCTTTCCGATGAACGTGAACAAGCAGTATTATATGCCAGATATATTAATTGCTTGGGTTGGGAAGTTATTGCATTGGATATGCATTATAGCTGGCAAGGAGTGTTCTATATTCATAATAGAGCGCTTAGGACCTTTTCAAAAACACATAAAAATTTTCTTAAAAAGACTAGATTAAATTAGAGTAAAACATGTGGTATTATGGTAGTATAAAAATTTAAGAAAAAGCCATCGGCATAGGTCGGTGGCTTTTGTGTTTTTCAGAGTGGGTGAAAACGATGATTCAATGTGACAATCCCAAATGTAAATACAATCAGCGCGGGCACTGCGTCAATATGCATCTTACGGTTGAGCGGGAGAGGTGCGTCTGCTTTGAGCTGCGGCAATCACAGCGGCAGAAATATACGCATGAGACCGATCTCAACCATGAGCCGGTAAAATATACAAAGCGGAATAGAATTTTGAAATAAGGGGTGATACCATGCCGAGACCGAGAAGCCCAAATCGCAAGAAGGCACATGAAATCTGGCTGGCATCCGGCGGCAAATTAAGTAATAAGGAAATTGGCAAGCAATTAGGCGTATCTGCGGATATGGTCGGTAAATGGAAGCGGCAGGATAACTGGGAACAAAAGCGACCAAACAAAACGACCAAACCAAAAAGACGAAAAACGACCAAACAACCAGAGCAGCCGGACAAAGAAAACACAACAGCTACGGAGACAGAGGCACAAAAACAAGCAGAATCTTTTCATGTGCTATATGAGGATGTATTAAATAATAAGCAGCGTCTTTTTTGTATCTATTACATAAATTCATTCAATACGACCTTATCATATAAAAGGGCCTATCAATGTGGGTATGGTACGGCGGCTGTAAATGGATGTGGATTACTAAAAAAACCTAAGATCCGCGAATATATTAATCATTTAAAAGAAATTAGGTATCAATCAATGATGATACAGGGGCTGGATGTTGTCGAATTATATATGCGGATTGCCTTTGCTAACATGAATCAGCATATAGTCGTGAAAGACGGCAAAGTGGTATTGGCTGATAGTGAAGATATTGACGGGCAGATCGTACAGGAAATCAAAGAAACCCAGAACGGCGTGAGCATACGGCTAAATGATCGCATGAAGGCGCTGCAATGGTTATCGGATTATTTTGAATTAAATCCATCAGATCAGCATAAACGAGATTATGACGATCGGATGGCAGACTTGAAGGAAAAAGCAATCAAGCTTAAGGAGTGGTAAATATGGCGGCATCGTGGTCCATGCCCTTTTACAATTCAAAAGATTGGAAAGAGTTACGGATGATGTTAATTATCCAAAGAGGTGCCACATGCGAGCGATGTCACAAAGACTTTTTGTTTGATACATCGCGATTAATTGGGCACCACAAAAAAGAATTAACACCGGATACTATCTGTGATCCGACGATTGCGTTGAATCCGGATAACATAGAAATCATCTGTGATGATTGCCATAACAAGGAGCATAAGCGGTTCGGATACCGTGGGCAACACCAGGTCTATATTGTGTATGGTCCGCCATGCAGCGGCAAAAGTACATTCGTCCACCAAATGATGCATCGGGGCGACCTGATTGTAAATATGGATTTACTGTATCGAGCAGTCAGTGGATGCGGATTATACGATAAGCCGGACAATCTAAAACGAAATATATTTCGCGTACAGGATATATTGATTGATCAAATACGTACTCGGTATGGGCAATGGAACGATGCGTATATTGAAGGCGGCTATCCTATTAAAACAATACGCGAAGGATTGGCGCAGCGGGTACGGGGAGAGTTAGTATACTGCGAGGCGACGAAAGAAGAATGCCTGCAAGGTGCGGCAAAACGGGGAGTATTCGCAAAGGAATGGGAAGGATATATCCAGAAATGGTTTACTGCGTATCAGCCATAGCCCCCCTGATCGATAAATATATTAGGGTAAAAGCTAGACCGGATGGCATCCCCTTTTTTGATTCACATCAAAAATTTGACTTTTTTCAAAAATTCATCTGAAATGCGATAAGGGGGCGAGAATATGAACGAAGTAAAAGCAGAATATGAAAGAATTAAGGCCCTTTTTGACGGATCGGATGACCATATGCTGCAACTGTTGGATGGCTCTTTCATTGAAGCGGCCCGGTTACGAGTAGAGTTAAATAGGCTTCATGCTGTAGTGCAAGAAACGGGACTCATTAAGATCAATCCAGACAATCCACGCATGCAGAAAGAACTTCCCGTGTCCCGGATGCTGCCAAAAGTCCGAGCAAATTATGCGAACCTGATCTTTAAATTAGCGGCTATATTAGGGAAGAATGTGGTGGATGAAGAGGATGGGCTAGGGGAATATGAATAGTTATATTCAAGAATATTGGGACGGCATACAATCTGGAAAATGTATTGTTGGTTATTTGGTCCGGCTGCAGATGCAAAAATTAATTGAAGAATTGCAGGACTCCCAGATTAAAAAAGATTTTGATTTGTCGAATAAACGAATCCAATTCATTGAAGCCGAGTGTCGGCATGCGCAGGCCCCCTTTGCTGGCAAACCATTTCATCTGGAACTCTTTCAAAAAGCAATCATTGAGGCCATATATGCGATGCAAATATGGAACGACGAACTGAAACGGTATGTGCGTAAGTATCAACGGGTGTTGCTGGTTATCGGGCGTAAAAACGGAAAAAGTCCCTATGCGTCTGCGATCAGTCTGTCCGAATGGGTATGCGGTGAAATGGGTACAAATATTTTGTTTGGCAGTAATGATTATGAGCAAGCGGGGATTTTGTTTGACGGCACAAATGATATGCGCGAAGAATCGCCCAAATTAGCGCGATGTACCCGTAAAAATCAAAAAGGGATATTTTGGGGAAATAAGAAACGCAAGATTAAACGTGGCAAATTTTCGTCGCAAAATAAGGGGTCTATCAAAAAGATATCCGCTAAAACGGGAGCCAAGGAAGGGAAAAACATTAAGGTGGGCGTTGTCGATGAAGTTCATGAAATGAAAGATAATTCATTGGTCATGCCAATTCGGCAGGCATTATCTACGCAGGATGAGCCGCTGTATATCGAAATCACAACAGAAGGTTTTACAGATGGCGGCTATTTGGATAGTGAAATGGAAGAAGCACATAAGGTATTGCTGGGCGAAGTAGATGACCCACAATGGCTTATTTTTTTATATCAGCAGGACAGTGAGGAAGAGATATGGCAGGATGAACAATCCTGGTATAAATCGAATCCGGGATTGGGCGTCATTAAGAAGTGGTCTTTTCTGCGACAGATGGTGGAGGAAGCGCGGACCAACGCAGGGACACGGGCGTTTGTGTTAGCCAAGGATTTTAATATTAAGCAGAATAGTGCAGCCGCATGGCTTGATCTTGCTACGGTAGAAAATCCAGCTACGTTTGATATTAAATCGTTACGGGGGATGTATTATATTGGGTCACTCGATTTTGCGGAAACGACGGATTTATGCAATGCCAAGGCCATGTTTATCAATCCTATTACGCAGGAAAAGAAAACGTTGACCATGTATTTTATCCCGGAAACGAAAGCGGATGCGATATTGGAAGAAGATATGAATACATTGAATCCGGAAAAGAAGGACTATCGCGAATGGGCTAAAAAGGGGCTCTGCACGGTTTGCCCCGGGACAGAAGTAGACGCATCCGCAGTTGCAGGGTGGTTTATTTCGCTATATACAGCATACAAAATGAAGCCCTTTAAGATTGGATATGATAATTGGCACTCTCAGGATTTCAAACGACAAATTGCGGATTATTTTGGAGAAGACATTTTGGAGCGCATTGGTATGGACTTTAACAGCCTGTCGAATCCCATGAATATTTTAGAAAGTGATCTGAAATACAAAAAGATAAATTACAATAATCATCCGATTGATCGTTGGTGTCTGATGAATACCGCTATTAAGACCAATAATATCGGGCAAATCATGCCGATCAAGAAATATGGGCAAAGTAAAAATAGGATTGATGGGACACTGGGATTTATTATTGGTGAGGCGACATATTGGCGATATAAGACCGAATATAACGCATTACAGGAAGAGGGGTAAGCCGGTGTTTAATTATTTAAAGCAAGTATTTGCGAATTATCAGAATAAAAAAACATATACACGACTTGTCTCACTGCTCAATGATGGGACGGCGTTATTTTCGGCCTTTGGGCAGGATGTATATATGAGTGATCATGTCAATAACTGTATCGATCGGATTGCAACGGAAATTAGTAAGATGAGTGTGTTGTCCGTCGTAGATGGCGCCAACAGTGTAAAGCGGCAAAATGATGAGATCACACGGTTATTTAAATTCAAGCCGAATCCCTTACAAACAACAAAAGATTTTTTGGCATGTTGCGCTTGGCTGCGGCTAAAAGATTGCAACTGTTTTATTTATCCGCAATATAATGTGATGACAGATAGCCAAGGGAATCCATTTCGCTTTTATACCTCTTTTTGGCCATTGGCCCCTACTCGTATTGAGATCGGTGTGGACGACAGCGGCAGTATATGGGAAATTCATTTCTATTGGCGGGATGGATCAGACGATATCGTACCCTATGCGGATATTGCCCATCTTAGGTGGCGCCGCGGGAAAAATACAATTATTGGCGGTGGCAATGATTTTGGCATGCCGGATGTACGGGAATTGTCGGCATCCATTACTGCTTTGGGACAAATATTGGATACGGTACCGAAGGCACTGCAATCCAGCCTAAAAATTAATGGGATCTACCATGCGAAAACTGTTATTGGGATAGATGCATTAAACCAGGCAAGACAAAATTTTGAAGATCACATTAGTAGCAGTCATACCGGTATTGTGGCAACTGATTTGCCGGGAGAGTTTATGCCCGTTACAATGAGCCAGCCACACATTGATGATACAGTTATGATGTTTTTGAAATCCATTGTGCGAGAGCGGTATGGTATTTCCGAAGCGATGATGACCGGTGATTACACCGCAGATCAGCATAGCGCTTTTTATCAAACATGTCTGGAAGATTTTGCTACAGAATTTGAACAGGCCATGTCCTCCTGCTTATTTACCCAACGGGAACAGGATGTGGGGCATCATTTACGGTGCTATCTCAGTCGGACCGAATTTATGAATACGCAGCAAAAAATCGAACTGGCTACGTTAGGAACGAATACAGGACTGTTTACTTTTAACCAGATCTTAGACATGTTTGGATATGAGCCGCAGCCAGATGGAGATCGTAAGATACAATCCTTGAATTATGCCAGTACAGAAATTGTGGATGGGTATCAGCTGAATATGGCAAAAGGTACTAAAGGAATGCCGAAAGGAGAAGGGAAAAATGGGGAATAAAAATAGTAAAATTGATACAGCAAAAATAGTTACCCGGTGTTTCGCTGTCCGAGACTTCAGGGCCGCATCTGCTATTAGTAAAAAGGACGACGATGGGGATTCAGATGAGAGAGAATTATCCGGACATGCGGCTGTATTCGATTCTGTAACGTCTATTGGGGGGTGGTGGAATGAAATTATTGCCAGAGGGGCGTTTGACACCTGCGATTTTGACGATGTGTTGTTTTTTGTGAATCATATGCAAAATAAAATTCCATTGGCCCGCAGTCGTCGGAATAATGGAAATAGTACGATGCAATTATCAATTGATGATGTCGGGCTTTTCATGAATGCGCGGATTGATACGACGAATAACAATGAAGCATCCGCGTTGTATTCTGCGATTAATAGAGGGGATATATCGGGTATGAGCTTTTGCTTTTGTGTATCCGATGATAGTTGGACAGGATTGGACACCGATACGCCGACGCGCACGATTAATGCTATTTCAAAAGTGTTTGAAGTGTCGGCTGTAAATGAGCCGGCATATGATTTAACGGATATTTCTGCTCGTGACAAACAAGCATTGGAGAATGCCAAACGGGCGTTGGAGAACGTCCGGTCACAGGAATTGGAGAATTCTAAACGGGCGAAGGAAATAAATATGCTAAAAATTAAAAATAAAATTTTAGGAGGAATATAAGAATGGAAATGAGAAAACAGTTGGAAAAAATGTTGAAAGCAAAAGAGGAAGCGCGACAGGCATTGGTTAACCAGTCTGAAAAATCTGAAAATGTGGAAGAATTGCGCTCGCTGCAGAAACAAATTGAAACTTCAAATGCCGAAATTGCCGAGCTTCGTACCATGATTGCCAATTGCGATCAGCCGGCTCCGACGGCGGAACCACCCGCAGGTGAACCCCAAAATACATCAGATGACAATGACACAAATCAACGTTCTAAAACAGCTCAGCAGGTGATGAATCAGTCAAATAATCAGCCGCAGAATCGTAGCTATGCTCCTGGAAAAGGATTTCATGCTTTGGCAGAAGGCGCACAGCAGATTGAAGATCGGCAGCAGGTACAACAAGCCAAGGAAGACCGTGGGAAAGCATTAAAAGAAGGACGTTCTGTAACCGTTGCTAATTCTAGCATTGTATTGCCGCAGACATTTGCGACGGCCATTAATGGTACATTCTTGCAGGTATCAAGCCTGATTGATGGTGTAGATCAATTACCTATTAATGGCGGTGAATCCTATTCTGAATCGTACGAAATTACAACGCCGGATGGCGCGTACACGTTGGAAGGTGCGGATCCGGCAGATACGGACGTTACATTTGGTCATGCTGATATTTTAAAAGCCAAGGTGACGTCATATAGCGAAATTACGGAAGAAATTACCAAACTTGCCGCTGTTCCATATGAAGATAGCGTCATGAAAGGTATTACGCGTTCCGTTCGTAAGAAACTTGCTAAAGAAATTATGATCGGTGATGGCGCTGCCAATCATTTAGCCGGTATCTTCTCTACGGCAGCTACAGCAATTGATGCTACGACAGATTTGACTATCTCCGCAATCGATAACACTACGCTCGACAACATTATATATAGTTACGGCGGCAGTGAAGCTGTTGAAGGTCAAGCGGCACTTATTTTAAACAAGAAAGATTTGAAAGCATTTGCTGCATTACGTAGCACAGACGGCAAGAAATTCCATACCATTGTTTTAGGGCCTACTGGTGGCTATGGTACGATCGACGGCATTCCGTTCCTTATCAATAGCGCTTGCGGTGTTGCTTCGGCATCTGCGACAGCATCCGGCACATACTGCATGGCATTTGGTGACCTGAAGAATTATCGTATGACCATCTTTTCTGATTTAGAAGTACAACGGTCTACGGACTATAAGTTTAAGGAAGGCATGATTGCACATCGCGGCGTTGCCTTTATTGGCGGTAATGTTGTTGCATATAACGGGTTCTTACGGGTAAAAAAATCGTAACGGCGGTAAGTCCTGAAACGGCAACGGTCAGCATAGCAGCTGCAGCTGACCTTGCATTTACCGTCGCGGCAGCTACAGGGGCAACAGTAAAAACGATAACGAACGCCTCTGCGACTGTTAATGGCAGCAACTATACGTATGCGGCAGGAATACTTACACTGAAATCGGCATATTTGGCAAGTCAAACTGCTGGAACAAAGACATTTACAGTTACCATGAGTGATGGGTCGACGGCGACCTTTACGGTTACTGTCACGGCATAAGTAAACACAGGAGGCAGGGTCATATGCGGTCTTGCCTTTTTGTGAAAGGAGGCATTCTTTATGGCAACGACTACATTGGATTCCGCTGCTTTGGCCCAATTGCTGCATATTGATTCTGAGGAGGAAACGGCAAACGCCATTATATATCAGGGCACAGCGGAACAGTATTTGGTAAATGCGGGGTGTGTACTGGATTATGACGATAGTTTATTTAAGGGATTAGTTATTTCCATGGTTTCTAAATTATTGTCCAATCCGGATCTCCTTACCAGTCTATCAGAAAGTGGCGGATTGACGCTGAATGGTATGATTGCACAATGCCGATTAGCTCAACAGGTAAAAGCGGGAGGTAGTTATTGATGGACACCAAAGCGCAGGAATCAAAAGGAGCCATCCGAGTCGGTGAGTTAAATCATCGACTTTCCATATATAAAAAAAGGACAGCAGATGATGGAATGGGCGGTAAAGAAGATGCGGATCCGCAATTGATTGCGAATGTATGGGCCAAGGTATTGAAACCGAAGTTCTGGACGGGGAACAGCAGTGGCCCGGCTACCGCTATCACACAAGGGTTCTTGATTCGCAATCGTGACGATGTGGGATATGATTGCTATATTACGTACAAAGGGATACCACATAAAATTTTACATATTGATAACAGCGGCACAACCGCCATGACGCTGACCTGTCAGGCGGTGATAACGCATGGGTAGGTATGTCAAAGCCGAGATCAGCACCGGAGTATACAAGGCACTAGCAGATATCCGGCGGTATGATGCGGCTACGCAAGCTGAGATATATGGTACCATGCAGGATAAAACCAAAGAAGTATATACCCATGCGGTACAATTGGCGCCCAGCAAAGCCGGGAATTTAAAAGCGTCTATTAAATATTATGTAAATCGGTCGCAGTCAGGCATCGCGGGAACCGTATACACCAAAGATCCGGTTGCACATCTGGTGGAATTTGGGGCGCGCAGCACTGTGGAAATCCCAATCCGGAAAAAAGCATTGCATCCTGGTGCAGCCGGGTGGTTTATGGCTAAAGCAACCATTCCACGGAGAAGTCCACACCCATTCATGAAACCTGCCATGGATACGGTACGGCCTTCTATTGAATCGGCGATCAAAGAGGCGGTGATTAAACATGCTGATTAATCGAATTCCCTTTAATGCGGTGCAAAAGGGGATATATCAACTTGTAAGCCAAGGACAATCCGTACCGGTTTATGACAGCCTTCCAGAGGGTACGGAAACAATGCCATACATATGGCTGGGGGAATTTCACGGCACGCCGGTAGATCGGAATAAAACTCATGCCATGCATGCAATTAGCCAGCAGTTGGATGTGTGGAGTGCGCAGCAGGGAAAAAAAGAAATCAACGGAATTATGGATGACATTGCCTATCTGGTGTCTCGTTATGAATTAGTACTGGACGGATATCGGCAGGTAGGAGCTGCGAATATCCCCTTATATCAGGCCGTATGTGAAACGTACGCAGATCAAACAAGCGCCTATCATGGCATAGTAATGCTGGAATATTTAATTGAACAAATAGATTAGGAGGTTCTATCTATGGCATTAACAGAACAAAATTTAACGAATTTACCACAAGCGCCTGTGGATACGAAAGCCGTGGCCGGCAAAGACACATTGCTCTATATTGCATTGTCTACCAGTCCGTTAGAATGGCTGCTTGTGGGCGGACAGAAAAACTCAGCGATGAATCAGAAAGCCGATTCACTCGACGGCACGGATAAATCTTCCGGCGGTTGGTCTAAAAAGATTGGCGGTATGAAGTCATGGACGATCGATTATGATGGTCTATTTGTTATTAATGATGAAACGATTGATATTTTAAATTATTGCTTCAGAAATAGCAAGGCGGTATACATTCGGCAGGAATATCCAGATGGGTCATATCGTACGGGGTATGCAAATATCACGTCATTTGATGATAGCCATGCTAGTGATGCAATCAGCACCATTAAAATTACGTTGGAAGGATATGGGGCTATTTCGGATGTGCAAGTGACGACAGACGCAGCGATCGCTACGCCTACTTTTACGGTGGTTAAAGCAGCAACCGTAGATAAGACGGTAAGTGTAACACCCGCAGACTGCACGATTCGAGCGCTGACAGATGCGGCAGAGAACCCTCTGATTGCGAATACAGATTACACGTTTGCAGGAGGAACCCTGACAATTAAAGGGACCTATTTAGCTAAATTGGATGTGGGATCGCATATGTTAACCGCCAAATTTGCAACAGGAACGATCGCAATTACAATCACAATTACGGCTGCATAATAAAAATAAAAAGTGGGCATCGGTCTTATCCGGTGCCCGTTATTTTAAAAGGAGATAGGCGACATGAAAAATATTAAACAAATTAAAATAGGCAATGAAACGCATGACCTGTATTTTACCATTGGTGATTTGAGAAAAATTGAACGGGAAACAGGCCGATCGCTTGTATCCACGGTATTGGGGAATATGCAGGTAATACGAGCTACTATTGATTTTTTAGTAGCCACACTCAAATATGGGCTGCATGATAAGCTAAGGACGGACGAAGATGTGTATGATTTAATAGATGCCTATTGTGCAGATGGGGAGCATACCATTGATATGTTGGGGGGAGAACTCTTGACAGCCATATATGCCACTAATTTTTTTATCCCAGGCAAGGCAATGGAACAGCTAAAACCTGCCAGCAAAAAGTCGTCCAAAGCATAGAAGAATGGGTGGCTACGGTTGAATGTCTTGCATATGGGCCGTTGCGGTTATTGCCGGATCAGTTTGATGCACTGCAAATGCCAGACTTTTATAAAATGCTAGACGCCTATTTGGAAAACCAGAAGAATAATGACAGAAAAGCGGCATATTACGCAACATGGCTGCTAATACCGTTTAGTGGGAAAGACTTTGACTTTGTAGCGACCTATACAGGTATTTATCAAGGATTGCATCCGGATGAAACCAAACCGCCAAAAGAAGAAAAAGCGGAATTTATGAAGCAGTTCAATTTATAGGAAAGGAGGGACACTATGTCAACTATTGCGGACTTACAAGTAAAGATTGGGGCGGATGGGAGCGGGCTGTCTAAACAATTAAATAAAAGCAAGCAGGAGATCAACCAAACCTTCAATACAAATCCCGTTGATGTGTTTGCTAATTCTGTCGATGGCGTAACCAGTAAACTAAGTGGGATGGTGGGTGGATTTACGAAAATTGCGGCAATCGCCGCTGGCGGCTTTGGATTGTCTTCTATGATAGATAAAGCGGTACAGGCAGGGGACGCCGTTTATCAGCTTACCAGTAAATACCAGATGTCTACGGGGGAAGCGGTACAGATGAACCGTATCCTGAGCCTTACAGGGGGCAGTGTAGATACCGCCGCACGAGCCATCATGCGGATGGATAAATCTTTCACCGGAAATTCTGCGGAAAGTAAAAAGGCGCAGGTTACCTTAGCGGCCTATGGTGTATCTTTGACAGATGCCAGCGGAAAGATGCTGCCTATTAACCAGCAATTAGCGAATATGGCAGCCGGATACCGGGAAGCACAAAAAGACGGTGAAGGACAAGCCTTTATTATGAATACGCTGGGTATTCGGGGTATGGAACTCACCAAGACACTGCAGAATTATAATGAAGCGGCAGCTACGGCGTCAAAAATACAAGGCATAGGGCTCAATCCGCAGGAGATGCACAAAGCATCTCAGGATATGAAACAGATGCAAATGCAATTGGGGCAGTTAGAAATTGCAGCAGGGGCCGCACTAGCCCCCATGGCGACAGAATTACTGCCTGAAATTGTACCATATTTACGGGATTCAGCCAGTTGGATTTCCAAAAACAAGACAGAAATTAGTGAAACAGTGATTGAGGTGGCAAAGCTGGTAGCTGCCTATGAAGCTTGGAAAATAGCAAAATCAGGTATTCGTGCGGTTCAAACAGTTTCTGGTGTGGTTGGCTCTATTGGGGATGCATGGAAAGCAACTGCGCCTAAAACGGTAGATACTGGCAGTCTTACCAAGTCCCAGGAACAGCAGATCAATCGATCTGTTCGAGCTAGTGAAAAAGCATATGACAAAATGCGCCGAGATGCTATAAAAACGGCACAGCAGCAAAACATGTCTGCCGAAGAAAGCGCTGCTTTTTTATCTCAGAAATTCACAGAAATTGGGATTCGATCAACAGAAGAAGCGAATACGATCCGTACCTCTATGACGGAAGCCTTTGCACAGATAAACGTGGCTGCGGGAGAAAGTGCAGCATTGGTTTCCACGTCGGTCGAGAAAATGGCCGCCCCGGCGGTATCCGCCAACGCAGAAAAAATAGCAAGTAATGAAACCGTAATCGCCAGCAATGCTGTAGTTTCAGAATCAGAAACGGCAACAGGTCTAGCCGCCGCGGAATCTGCAGGAGTAAAAAGAGCCGCCGATGCAGAAAAAATAGGTAGCAATGAAGCGGTTATTACCAGCAATACTGCGGTGGGAAATGCGGCCTACGTAACTGGGGAGAAAACTGCAACCGCGAATGTCGTTGCACAAAGCGGGGTTACTAAAACGCAAATAGAAGTTAAAAAATTAGGGATGCAGCATGAAGTTACTGGAGCAAAAGCTAAAATTGGCGGCACAATGATGAGTAATGCGGTGACGCGATTACCAACTATGATTGGCAATGTAACAAATGCACTGTTTGCTATGGCCGGAGGTTGGGTTGGGATTGCCATAGCTGCGGCCATGGCTACCAATGCTGCATACCAATATTTTCATGCTAAAGAGCAGGAGGTTGAAAACGCCACATATGTACTGGATGGAGTTACATATGTAAACAAAGGCGAAGATTTTTATAGGCAAGAAACAAATACAACACCCAGCCCCAATAAAAGCGTAGTGGAAGACCCTACGGGGTCCAGTGTAAGTGCAGCGGCGGATAGCCCTGAAACGGTAGAGGTAGATGGTGACACCAAGGCTGCCCTAAATCAAATGAAATATGATCGGTATGTCAATAGTGCTGAATACCAAAAAGACAAGGCGGATGCGGATATAAAAAAAGCGCAAGATGATTTGGATCGATTGCAGGCTGGTTTTGCCGCTAATGGCCTTGATGAAAACGGGAATGCCATTAAGGGCAGTAAAGATACCTACGGGTCAAAAGAACTCCGGCAGACGGCAGAAGGGTATGCAGAAGCTAATTTGGGCAATCTTAGTATAGGGGACTGTACTATTCTTGTAAAAACGATATGGGGCAGTGCGGGCATCGATACAAGCGGACTGAGTGATGAACTGTATGACGGCGCAGAAACGCATGATCGCTCTGTCACGGGGCGCGGCAGTTGGATTACCACCGCAAAAGCGCGTGGTGCATGGCATGATACAGATGAAAATGGGGCAGGGTACACGGCACAGCAGGGCGATGCTTGGATTACCAATGATGGGAATCACATTATTTTAGATGACGGGCATGGCGGATACTATGCGGCCGGAAGTTCATCCGGTGCGCAACCACAGCATTTTAATGGTGACCCCCGGTCATCTTTTGCCGGAAGTATTATGGGTGTTATCAGTTTATCCCAAATGGCCGGAATGGATGATTCCTCAACGAGTAAGCCTAAGGTTGATTGGGGTAGTAACCAATACTGGCAAGCTGTTAAATCTGCGGCAGATGAATTCAGTGAAAATCCATATGTTGCATTAGCTATGGCCGCCGTGGAATCCGGTGGTGGGGATATAAACGCTGTTAATATGGCTGCCGGCGGCGGTATGTTTCAAATACAAGATGGGAAGCAAGATGCTATTACGTCTGGTGGGCAGCGTGGTTCAGTTGATGAATTATTCCCAGGCTGGGATACTGATATGGGTCAGAATGCTCGGGCGGCAATGGGGGTACTGCGTCGCAAGCAAGACCTTACGGGAACGGCTGCTGTATGGGATAATGTCAAAGCTTATAATGGTGGCGGAGACCCGGATTATCTGGCAAAAGTACAGAAAACATTTTATGGGATTACGGATGATAAAGGTGCGGAAGCTCGTACAAATCGGTTATTGCAGGCCCAACAGAAACTAGCGAAATTAACACAGGAAATTAAAGGAAATCTAGCTGCCGATACGGCGACAACCTACGAACAGGATATATCTAAGATTGCACAAGATTATAAGTCTAAAGTATCTGAATTAAAAGAAGTACGTACTGCTGGGGCGGATACGACCCAGGCCCAAAACCTGCTTGACCAATACAAGGTATCTGAAATTGAAAAAATAACACAGGCATGGCGAGAACGCTGGTCGAAATTGAAGGTGGATTTGGCAAAAACAAACTCCGAAATTTATGGTGATTATACGGATTTGGCTAATGCCGAGTACGATGCCGCTATCTTGGCGATTGACAAAGAACGGGAAGCCAGATTAAAGGAAGTCGAACAAAGCAAGGGCGATATTCAGGCCGCTGTTGCGGTAAATAAATGGGCCACTGCACAGTATATGGCAGAAGCCAAGAAACGTGATGATGCGCTGCGAGACAGTTATAACAAGCAAGTCCAATTTGCCATTAATAACGGGGATTCGTCTGCGTTATATGATTTGACGCATAATCCGGAAAATGTAAGCGCCTATAAGGATGATGCACAATGGGAAGCCAATAAAAAGGCGCTGTCTGAGTATTATGACCTGTGGGAAAAGAGCAATCAAACAATGACGGCTAGGGTGGCATCTGCAGCACAGACATTTGAAGGTGGTTTATCCGGTATCTTCGGTGAATTAGGAACCCAGATTAACAGTGTATCGGATTTGGTCAAGAGTTTTGGAAATCTGGTTCTTTCCACGATCACAAAAATTGTAGCCGAGATGGCAGCATCCAAATTAACACAAGCTATCTTTGGCAATTCGTTGTTGGGATCACGGTCTGGTTCTGGATTAACAAGCCTGATAGGAAATATGTCTGTCTCAAGCTATGGCTCATCTGATAGTTTTGGACTGGGGTCCATACTGGACAGTATGGGTGTATCTATTCCGGCATTTGCTAATGGTGGCGTGATAACGGCCCCTACATTAAGCATGGTAGGCGACGGGGCATCAGACGAAGCTATTCTTCCGCTTAATTCCCATGTGTTTTCCAGTATTGCCAATAATATCAGCAAAAATATGGGTGGTAAATCCAGCGCACCACAGATTAACATTAACAATAACAGCGGGGCACAAGTACGGCTGGATTCCGTACAGCAGGGAGACAATGGGGACACGGCGTTTAATTTTGTTGTCGAGAATGTGCTTAATAATAAGGGCGGTTCGTTATCTGCATTAAAACAAGCGCTGGGGGTGAAATAATATGGCATATTCGTTCCCTACGTTATTACCCGAGCCCGTAGTACCGTATGCTAGTAACTCCGGCGATACGTATTCCTACAAAATGAATGATAGCACAATTTCCACAACTACTGATGCCAATTACGAGGTAACGAGACCGCGGACGACACGTATCATTCATACATTTGTATATACGTGGACCCGTCTGACGGATGCGGAATTTCAAACATTGGCAGACTTTTGGGCAGCGGTACGGACATCTGAAGCATTTAGCTTTTTGAATTATAGTGATGGAAAAAACTATACCGTACGGTTTGCGACGGGGACAACATTTGACTTTAAATATGATTATCCGAATGGCTGGTCAGGAAGCTTAACATTTAAAGAGGTATAATTATGTTAAATTGGCCGCAACTTGCAATCTTGGAAAAAAACAAATTAGCTAGTGATGCCCCCTTTTTGGTATTACTGAAGCTCTCTTATGAAGGTTTAAGTGAGCCCGTTTGTTTAGCACGTAATACAGAAGATGTGACATGGAACGGTATAGTATGGGAAGCGTATCCTATGAATTTTGGGACGAACACAGTAGATGGACAGGAAGAGCCATCCCTACAGGTAACCGTTAGTAATGCTGGCGGACTGCTGCAGAAATATTTGCAGGAACATCAAGGGTTTGGCGGGGCTGAAGTATCAATTTATATTGTACATGCCAGTTATTTGGATAATACGACGCCTTTAGACGAATTTAATTTTCAGATCGGAAATACGTCGTATGATGAGCAATGGATTACATTTAAATTGACATCTTCGTCGGAGATTGTCAATCGGTTTCCGTTTGCTACGTATGCTGCACATTACTGCCCATATAAATTCAAGTCTGTTCGGTGTGGATATAACGGATTAGCGACTGGATGTAATAATACGGCGGATTCATGTCTCATTCCATCACGATTTGGCGGAGAGGAAGGGATGAATAGTGTTTAAATATAACGATTTGGTGGGGGTGCCGTTTCAAGATGGTGGGCGTGGGCCGGATAGCTATGATTGTTGGGGCCTGGCAATAGAAATATTTCACCGGCAAGGCATCACTCTTTCCGATTATTGTATTTCATCCGAAGCTACGGCAAATGTTTCCCTGTTGATGGGGAACGCAATTCACTCTCAATGGAACAGGCTCATTACTCCAAAAGAAGGATGTCTTACCGTTATACGGATGCTTCCTGAAGGATGGGCGAATCATTGCGGCATATATATTGGATCGGGGAAATTTATTCATGCTTATAGCGATGAAACAGGCGTAGTCATTGATCGTATACGACGATGGGGGCCTAGAATTATAGGATATTACTGGCCTATGGAGGCGGCTTATGAAACATGAATTAATGGTTATTCAAACGAATACATTGCAAATTATAGAGATTAAAAATCCGTTTGAGCCTAAAAAAGAAATACGAACAGTCCCTATTACAAACGGGACTGTTTTTTCATATTTGGATCCGAATGAAAAAGATATCTATTATAATGGCATGTATGTTTTGAATCCAGAATCGTTTTATCCGCAAAGTGATGGACAGCTTGTTGTCCTTCCTCAAGTAGGGAAAGGGCTTAAGCAAATTCTTGGATGGACAGCTATGATTGCGCTGACAGTCTGGGCAGGTGGAATTGGAGCCAGTTGGTTTGGTGGTACAAAGGCGATTGGAGCCGTGCTATTGCGAGGACTCGCTTCAGGCGCGGTTATTTACTTAGGTGGACGCATCATTAATAGTGTATTCCACATTGACCAAACGAATCAAAGTTCGGAAACAAATTATGGATGGAACTTACCAACGGTACAAACCACAGAGGGTGGGGTCATTGGCGAAACATTCGGCGAAGTAATGCCAACTCCGCAACTACTCATGGAACATGTAGAAACAAATAATAGTGATGATCAGGATAGCAATGTCCAATATTTAAATTTATTGCTTTGTGGTGGATGGGGGCCAGTGGATAGTATTACAGATTTACGAATTGGTACAACGGGGCTAGAAGATGGCAGTTTTGACGATGTGCAAATTGAAACAAGGCTTGGCACGAATGATCAAAGCCCCATTTCATTTTTTCCGGATTCGGTGCTGGATCAAAATATCGGAATGCAAATTGCGGCCGGTAAAACAATTACACGAACCACCGAAACAAATAAAGCGCAGCGATTAGACGTGACGGTGGAATTTCCCAATGGAATTTTTTACGTGAAAGATAACGGAAGTTATGGAAATCAGAAAGTGAATTTTCGCATTGAATACCGTAAAACAGGAGATACGGACTGGATTAATCCGGTTTCCAATTCCAATTATGTAGCTAATACGTACCAATTGGAAAAGGCGACGGGATCAGCCATATATCGAACGTATACCATTGCAAAAAATCTTCCGGCAGGACAATATGATGTACGTGTGTATGGTGCCAATCTTCCAACAGGGACCCGATACTCTTCGTATATGCAATGGAATACCTTATCTTCTTTTATGTATGATGGGGCAAAGACACATCCAGGGAAAGTGTTGGTGGCGCTGCGCATTAAGGCGACCAATCAGCTATCTGGAAGTTTGCCGGATGTAAACTGGCGGCAATGGCGTAATACCGTGTATGTATGGAATCCGGCTACTTCAGTGTATGAAGAAAAAAGTGCCAGGAATCCAATCTGGGCGGCCTATGCCATTTTACATGGATGTAAGTCACTTAAAAACATTAATACGGGGGCGTTCGAATATGTAGTAGAAGGAAGTGCAGCGAAGAATTTTACACAATATTATGATGAATGGGTGGATGCCGCGGCCTATGCGGATAATCAGATAAGAAATAATGAAGGCGGAACAGAAGCTCGTTTTGAATTCGATGCTTTTTATAATTCGTCTATTTCTCGTTGGCAGGCGGCGCAAAAAGCAGCTGCAGTGGGGCATGCGACTATTTTACGGCACGGCACACAATATGGGATTTCTGTAGATCGTCCGGGATCTATTTGCCAAATTTTTGGCGAAGGGCAAACCACGGTGTCCTCTGTTAAGGGTTCATTTTCATCCATGTCCGATAGAGCTAAGGCCGTAGATCTTATTTACAATGATACAAACAATGACTTTAAAAATACGTCCATGAAGATCTATTCTCCTACGTATGCCAATGACTTAACGGTGCAGGATAATACCCCACAAGTAACGTTGTTTGGGGTGAAAAGACGATCCCAAGCGTACCGAGAAGGTTTTTATTACTTAGCGACCAATGAACGCCAGTTGCAGACAGTCAGTTTTGGTGTAGATATTGCGGGTATTGTTTGTCAGTATGGAGATATTATTGGCCTAAACCATGCTGTGCCGCAATTGGGCCTAGCAAGTGGTCGTATTGTATCAGTTTCTGACAATATGGTTACGCTAGACAAAGAAGTCTCGCTGGCAGCGAATACGGACTATGCTATTATGATTAGTTTAGCGGCAAGCGATGTGATCATTACAAAAAATATAGTTCCCGTATCAGAAGGGGTAACGACAAACACGCTTATTGTATCATCAGCATTTGATAGCACGGCAATTCCTGTGCAATTTGATCCTTATGCAGTTGGGTTGTTAAACAAAGCAGTAAAGCCATTTCGAATTGTAAAAACGGAACGGGATGGTGACAATAGAGTAACACTTACATGTACAGAATATGATGAAGCGGTTTATGATGTGGATTATTCAAAATATCCAGTGATTGATTATACTAATCCAGTAACACTTGGGGCACCTATTAATCTGTCATTTGCTGAGATCAACTATACATCCAGTGATGGAATTAAGGTTCATATACTACGAGTCACATGGAGCATGCCTAGCAATTCATTGGCCGCCGAAAATTACTATGTGTATTATTCGACAGATAATATTACGTGGAAATTGTGGGATAAATGTACCAGTATGACGACGGATATTACAAATGTGATACCGCCAGGAACCTACTACGTCAAAGTATGCGCGGCGAAAAGTGGCGTAAATTCCGGGTATGTTTCAGGGAATATCGACTTAACGGGCGGGGATGCACCGCCTAATGATGTTACCGGCCTTACGGCAACAAAAATCACATCTAACACCACCCAGGTAAAATTGTCATGGGCAGCCAATACGGATATTGACCTGAAAGGGTACCGGGTGTATGTCAATGGCGTCCTGCATAGTAATATTTTGACAGATACGACCTACACATACACTGCCGATCAATCCGGACAGTACACGTTTGCCGTGGTGGCCGTGGATAACAGCGATAACGAGTCCGCAAACCAGGCGACCGTGACGGATGTGATTACCTGCGAGCCTGCCGACGTGACGGGATTTACCGTACAACAGAGTGATGCGGACCGATCCATTGCCGTATTTAACTGGGCGGCGAATAAAGAAGTCGATCTATCTTACTATGAAATACGAGTTGGCGATACGTGGGATACCGGGACAGTACTTGTTACCAAAACAAAAGCGACCACGGCGCGCTATACGCTGCCAGCTTCTGGTAGTTATACGTTTTGGATCAAAGCCATTAATGCCGAAGGGTTTTATAGTGCCAATGCGGCCCAGCTGGTGGAACAAGTCACGCTGGAACCGGATGCGGTCACCAGTCTGGCCATGGCACAATCCACACAGGATAAATCCAAAGCGACGCTGTCCTGGACGGCACCGGCGGGAGGCGATATTGCCTATTATGCGGTGAAGTACGGAACGTCCTGGGATGCGGGTACGTTGGTGGCGAAAACAAAAGAAATCAAGCTTACGGTCGCACTGCCCGGCAACGGGACCTGGCATTATATGGTACAGGCAGTTACGGTGGCAGGCTATACCAGTACGATCGCCAGTACAGACATTACGGCATCCATCCAGCCCCTGGACGTCACGAATTTCAAAGCCATACAGTCTGCCACAGACCGGACCCGGATCACGCTGGCATGGGACGCACCGGCAGAAGTGGATGTGGCGTATTATATTATCAAAGAAGGCAGCAATTGGGATTCGGCAGTGATCGTTTCACCCCGGGTTGCGGGCACGTTGTATGATGTGGTAGTTGACGACGAAGCGCAGCACACCTGGTTGATCAAGGCTGTCACCATAGCTGGGAATGAAAGCCAGTATGCCGCAAGCGTTAGCGGTATCTATGACCTGCGCCCCAATCCTGTTGCCAGTATTCAGGCATCGCAGGACAGCAACAACCGATCCATCCTAAATATCAATTGGACCAAAGTTACGGACGGCGACTTATCCGGATACCAGGTAAAGATTGGCGACAACTGGGATGCCGGGGAACCACTGCCGTTCACGCGGGAACTGTATGCCACCTATACAATAACCTCGTCGGGCACATTTAAAGTGATGATTAAAGCCATGAATGCTGCAGGGTACTATTCGGACGAAGTATCCATTGCCTGCACGGTGCAAGTCGAGCCATCCAATGTGACGGGCTTGGTGGCATACCAGAATGGCGATACGGTGGAACTATACTGGGATAAAAGCCCGGACAATGATGTGACAGGTTATGAAATACGGGAAGGGTACAGTTTTGACAGCGGGGCGTTAGTATCGACCGGGGTAGCGAATACAGACTACACCATGGCCATTGATACGGCCCGATTTTATCACTATTTTGTCAAAGCAATCAACAGTAGCGGGAAATACAGTAAAACGGCGGCCAGTGTTTCTTTGACCGTTAGCAACCTATCGCCCCGCAATGTAATCCAAACGTTCGATGAAATTGCGTTGGCCAGTGGCACGCACGACAATACAGAATTTGGGACATCACTGATCAATTTCCAGACGATCGGCGGCAAGTGGTCCGATTATCCGACGACAAAATTTTCAGAAGTCGGCGGTAGCAGCGTATTAAAACTGGCGAAGGAAGTGACAGGGACATTTACCAGAAATTCTGTAGCGTATAAAGAGGACGGTACGCAGGTTGCGGCAGGAGTGGCGCGGTTTGGCGCTAACGGACTGCTTATTGAAGAAGGAACAACCAATTATTATGGAGGGCAAACACCAGGTAGTGTAAGACATGGATCGGCAACTGTTAGCATTACTGAAATAACGACCAATGTCCCTGCCGCAGGACGCTATTGGCAAATAACTGGAGATTCCGTAGATGGAACAACGGCAAATAGTTGGTGGAGTGGCATGGAGCAAAGTATGCCTGCATTAGGAACATCTTTTAAAGCGGGCGACGTCATTACTTGCAGTGCTTGGCTTAAGGTTGCCACTACGGCTTTAGGAAAAAGTGTAGCAGTTCAAGTCAATAAATCAGATTGGACAGGGGCATTGGCAACAGCGATTGTTGTTCCTTTGATAAGAGATGGTAAATGGCATAGATATAGCGCAACGCTAACTTTCAATGCAGATTATACGGGAAATCCTATCTTTGATATTTTTCCATACGGGTATGTTACAGATCAAAATTTCACATACTATGTAGGAGGATATCAAGTAGAAAAGAAATCCTACGCAACGAGTACCGTTCCGGCATCTTTCGGTCGGACAGTAGAATCGCTGACTGTTCCGGGATCCGTGTTTTCTGCGGAAGAAGGGACGCTAGAATTTACGATAAATCCATTAGTAGTTGCTTCGTACAACAACTTTTTTAATTTCTATTCAGCCGGTGGTCGATTCTTGATATGGTTTGATAATAATAAAAATGTGAATTTCGATTGTGGTGCTACTAATTCAGGATTTGCGATTCCACAATGTGCAGAAGCGAATACCAATTTACATATAGCGGTATCTTGGTCTGCAAGTGCTGGTAAACGATCTTTAGTAGTAAATGGACAATCTACGCAAGTTGATTGGTCCGCATTAGACGGCTTTTCTGCTCCCAGTGCAATTAACGTAGTAAATAATTATAGCGCATGGATTAAAAATGTACGGTTTAGTAATACGGCGCATTCGGTGGAAAAAATGGTTGCAGATGCAGCGTTGTCTGCGCTTCCCGTGGAAGACGATACGACGTGTCTGCTGCGTTTGGCGGATACTCTTGACATGTATTATGGGGCAGGCATCTATACGTCAGCGGTCATTGATATTGCATCCATTATTACTTGTAACGTAACAACATTGTTTACATCTTCGGTTAATTTAAAAGGCGGTAGTGCAGCACTGCAGGTGCGTACTTCGCAGGATGGGACGACATGGTTGGACTGGGAAGGATTTAAGCCGATACAGCGGACATTTCGGTATATTCAGTTCCGTATCCTGCTGGAAACGACAGATATCACGAAGACGCCGGAAGTCAATCAATGTATCGTGTCGATTGATGTGCCGGACACCGATATTGCCTTAACAGCGACGATCAGCACCGGCGGTACAACGGTACCCTATGGTCATACCTATTACACGGTCCCAGCAGTCGTTCCGGCAGCGATCGGGGAAAACCTGCATGCCGAATTGATCAGCAAGACCCTAAGTGATTGCGTAATCAAAATTAAAAATGCATCCAATACGGACGTCGGCGGTACCGCGGATATCCGTATCAAAGGATACTAACGCCGTAGGGCGTTTTTTTATTGAAGAAAGGAGCGTGATGATATGGCGTATGACAGCACAAAACCGGCAGACGACGAGTATTTATCAGCCTTTCCTGCGGAGGCGCGGGAGCAGCTGCGGGCTATCATTGAGGATCAGATTGTCAATGCCTTTAAGCTGCAGGGACTGGTTCCTGGCAATGCGTCCGGGCAACTGCCTGTCAGCAATGGAAATGTTAATGCAAATTTAAATGCGGATCAAGTAGACGGGAAAGATGCCTCTTATTTTTCACCGTCTACGCATGGGCATACTGATGCCACACAAAATGCTGACGGGTTTATGAGCAAAGTCGATAAAGTCAAGCTGGACGGCGTGGCAACAGGCGCGGAGGTAAATCAAAATGCGTTTAGCAATGTGGCTGTCGGCAGCATTACGATTCAGGCAGACGGCAAGCAGGATACGCTGACGATCGCACAAGGTGCCAATATTACGATTACAGCGGATGCCACCAATGATAAATTGACCGTCGCTGTATCAGGGACGGTTCCTAATGCCACCAATGCGGCAACAGCGGCAGCTTGTACTGGAAATTCAGCGACGGCCACAAAATGGCAGACAGCACGAAACATCGCGTTAACCGGCAATGTCACTGGGAGTGCCGCTATAGATGGAAGTGGAGATGTTAGCTTCAGCACGACAGTAAAGGGTATCGACTCAACGGTATTGGCAGCGGTTCTGTTAGCCGCCTATCCGGTAGGAGCACTATATTGGAGTAGTGTCAACACGAATCCGTCTACCTTGTTTGGCGGCACATGGGCTCAGGTTAAGGATAAATTTATACTAGCCGCCGGAGATACCTACTCCGCAGGAAATACCGGTGGAGAGGCCAACCACGTCTTAACTACAAGTGAAATGCCATCCCATGGGCATTCAGGATCAACCAGCACAAATGGTGATCATTCCCATACTGTTACAACCTTTAATGGCTTTGGGAAAATAAACGGGAACAATTATGATGGCTATTGTATTGGCAGTACCAATAGAACTACTAGTACAGCCGGAAATCATCAGCATAGCCTTAATATAGATAATACTGGCGGTGGTGACGCCCACAACAATATGCCTCCGTATCAAGTATATTATTGCTGGCAACGTACGGCGTAAAGGAGCAGTAAATGAAGCTTATCTTATGTGACGTAAATACCTACCTTTGCAACGCTTGGAATCAGGTGTTTGCCAAAGAAAAAGATGTTGAAGTTGTACATTCTCGATTTGAGGATGTGCCAGAATATGATTGCATGGTTAGTCCTGCGAATAGCTTTGGCTTGATGGATGGCGGTATTGATGCGGCAATCACAGCTTATTTCGGACAACAATTGATGCAGCGTGTGCAAGATCGCATTATGCAAAAATATTGCGGCGAGCAGCCTGTCGGCACAGCGATTATTGTACCAACAGGTAACAAAACACATCCATGGTTGGCGCATACCCCAACAATGCGAGTACCCCACAACATCTGCGGTACCGATAATGTCTATAATGCCATGAGGGCTATGCTGCTAGCTGTACGCAAAGGTGCCAAAATGTTTACGGCAGACTATGATACGGATTATGGACAAATGCATGCAGTCGTAACCCATGCAGATATCAAGACGGTCTTGTGCCCTGGGTTGGGGACCGCAACCGGAAAAATGCCTCCGGATGTCGCTGCATGGCAAATGTATTGTGCCTATAAAAGTGTAATGTATCCTCGACCTATTCACTGGGATAATGCCATTGCCATAGAGCAGGAAATTTATAGATAAAGGCGGTGAATCATGGGTGAACATGATTTTCAGAATGAAGTATTACATCAACTGGGGGAAATCAGCGGCATACAAAAATCCATGTATGATGAGCTGCGGACGCAGCAGACAGATATAAAAAAGGTACAAGCAGATGCGACTAAAGCTGCGGATTCAGCCAAATCAGCGCATCATCGGATTAATTTGATTATGGCGATTTTGGGGGCGGTTGCCGTGGTCCTAATCGGGATTATTGTAAAAATATTAGGACTATGAAAGGCTGTGATCCCGTATCTGATCCATTGGAGGGAGGTGATGTGAGTTGTTGAAAAAAATACAAAATATGTTAGTCGTAGCATTATCCAAAACAGATAAGCTGCAGATACGAGGTATGCCAAGATTGATGGTATATCTTTTTTTATTGCTAGTGATTATATGTATGCTATTGTTTATGGCCGCGTGGAGCTGGCAGTGGAAGACGACCGGCAAAGCGGATCTGGCTATTATGATCCAGTTTATTACCGCGATTACATCGGTATCGTTTATTGCGGCCGTTGGCTTTTTTGGCAAGGCGATGGTAGACAGTGATCATGACGGCATTCCGGATGAATGGGAAGGAGAACATAAATGAAATATGGGATTGACGTAAGCTATGCTCAGGAAGATTTTGATTTTAATCAGGCAGTATCCAATGGAAAATCATTTGCGGTCGTAAAAATTGGCGAACATGATTATATGGACGATCTATTTGCCGCCAATATCAACGGGGCGTTGGATGCAGGGATGGACGTAGGCGTATACTTCGTGTCACGTGGGAACGACGCTGACAGCATCAAGCAGGAAGCGCAATTCATGGCGGATCTGATCAAGCAGAATATCTCAGCAGAATTGAAGTGTGGAATATGGCTCGATATAGAAGAATGTTACTACGATCAAAAATTAACCGTCCAGCAGTTGACTGATTTGGTATCCGCATTTATCATCGTCATGAACCAGAACGGGTTTGATTGCGGGATTTACGCATCTTACAATATGCTGAATCAAATGGACGTTTCGCAGTTTGCGGATTATGTAAAGTTTTTCCCGGCAAACTACGGAGCATCTTGTGCTTTTAAGGACGAACATCCGGAAAAGAAAGTTGTACTTTGGCAGTATTCGGACAGCAATGGACAATTAGATTTAGATGTAATGTATGAAGAAGGGGAGTAATAATTATGGCAGAAGAAAATGTACAGACAACACCGGCAACTGATCTTCAGCAGGATCAGGCCGTGGATACTACACCGGCAGTTACGGCGACTACGGAACAAACCGATATCGAAAAGCTGGACGCTAAGATCGCAGACTTAGAGGCGGACGGCGCGGAAGTATTTGCCGACGCTATTCAGATTTTGAAGGATAAGCGGGATAACTTGGTTGCCCAGGCAGAGGCGGATGCAAAGGAAGCGGAAACCGAAGTGACGACAGCTGCAAAGACTTTCAAAGAGAAATATGGAAACGATATCATGAACACAGTTGAAATTGTTGCCCTGGCGGCGATTATTTACAGACTGTTCTTCTTCTAAGCGCAAAACGGCCGGCGGGAAATTCCTGCCGGCTTATTTTTATATACAGAGGCGTACCATGACGACAATTATAAATTTCATCAGTGCTCATAAAAAACAGATCGCTTGTGTGACGATCATAGCTATTTTAGCATGTGCAGGCATATACTTTTACCTGCAATACGTTAAAACAGCGCAGGGAGCCGCACAGGTGATAAAATACGAAGATACCACAGATCAGGATAAAATCAAGAAGAATTTAGCGGTAGACAGCACCACGGCTGGGCAGATTGTCAAAGAAATCCAGTATATTCACGATGGGACGACACCATCAGTTATTACGTATTACGTACAATCACCAACCGTGGAAAAAGCGGCAGAGCAGACTGCGAATGCGATTAATAAAAATGACACTACGTTGCCTGCAGCGGCTACAGAGAAAACAGACCGAACCATTGTGACAGCAAATACGGATCAGCAAAAAGTGGATGTGTACAAAATTAATCTCCGAAACAATCACAAGATCAAAGCCGGAGTATTGTATGCGGACGACAGGGCGTATGCTGGCGTTGGATATCAAGCTGGGCGGGTAGAAGCGATGGCATACATGAGTGCAGATGGTAAAAAGGCTGGGGCTGTGAATTATACGGTGAAAGAGTGGTGAATAATCTGTACATTACGGCAATCAACAACGCTGTGACTTCGATCGTGGCGAGTATTCAGAGTGGATTAGGGGACTTGGTAAAAGAATAAGAAGTAAGAACAGGGCATTGGCTTTAGCTGATGCCTTGTTCTTTTATATAAAAGTTATTGACTTTTCTATATTCCTGTGTTATTTTCTGTCAAACAATGCTATAATAAATGAAAATCAACGTGATTTATAGTGCGTTATCAAAAAAAATGTATATTGGGTGATTGAAATGGATATTTTAAAATTAAATTTTATAATTAATTCTGAAAAATTAAATATTGATGATAAAACTACAAAAAGATTTTTTGAAGATGCGTTGCCTAATTTTCAATTTAATTCGTTCGCATTTCCGAAGGGCGTTCCTGATGAAGCCCCTAGGATGATTGGTACATTAACTACAGAGTTATATAGTGTTGGCGTTCAAATAACGAATGTTTCGATTAGCGCGACTTTTAATTTTGCGCCATCCATGCAAACAGAAATACTTAAATGTCTGCATAACGCATATGATATCAATAAGAATATCTATGATGTTTTTAGACATGCAACATCTAAGATTACTTTTTTAGGAACCACAGTCGATTATAGAAATAATATAGATAATTGTTTGAAATTTATGAGGGATAATTTTTTTACGCTAAAATCTAATAATGATATGTTTTCTATTGAAAATAATTTTGCCATGAATTTACATGATACTTATTTTGTGAATGTAGCATTAAATGCTATAAAAGAAAGAAAAATTGGACAAGAATCGAAGAATATATCTAACTTTTTAGAAATTACAATAGATATTAATAATAGATATCAATGGGACTTTAAAAACAAAAATTCGCAAGATGAAGATTACAGCTTTATTAAAGAGTTACATATTGATATAGCTAATAATAAATTGGATACTTTGTTGCAGAATAAGGAGTTCGATTTAGATGAACAATAATAGTTATACAACAAGTATTGATTTTAAAAAAAATATTGCGATTATAGGGTTAATAGGTACTATGGGTATTTGCCTGCAACCTCTAGGAAATTTTAAGGACATGACAGTTCCATTTGATATCCCTTCCGAGGAAAGTAGTTCAATAGGGGATAGTACCCGTTTAAATCCTATTTTATACGATGAAAAGTGGGTTGAGAATAATAAAATTGACATGGATCTGGACAGTGTTGACGGGTTTGATGATAATGATGGCACAACCAATGTGAGTCTTAGCATATTGGGAAATTATTTTATAATAAATGAATTAGCTAACTATTATATTATTACGAACCCTGCTAAAGATTACTTATTAACTAATTTGTTTTTATGGCCATTATTAGTTGAATTAAAAGATGAAATAAAAAAATATTTTGACGATGAACTATATATTGAAACAATAATAGATCCTGAAGACAATGATGAATCATTGTTTTTAGGAATTAACACGAATCTAGATTTTGATTTAGCAATGGAAAGGTTTGATATGTTCATCAAAAAATGGTGGCTAAATAATATGGGAAGAGCCGAAAATAAATTAGATATAGATGTGATGTTTATATGAAATTTAAATGGATAGAATATTTAAATTTGTCCCGAGATCTTTATAATCGTGGACAGAATAAAAATGATGAACAGGAACAAGAAGCGTATTATAGGTGTGGGATAAGTCGCTCTTATTACGCGGCGTTTAAGCTGGCCGATGATTACTTAAAAACTCGGCCTTGGTATAATGCGGGAGCGTTTTCTGATGGAAGCCACGATTATGTTATCGAACAATATAAAAAACAGACAGATGAAACGATGAAGAATATTGGGAATAATTTAAGCAATCTAAAGCTACAACGTATACGGGCTGATTATAAAGATGAGTATTATGCACATGGGAATAAAAGCTTACAGGGTGAGTTGCTTAAAGCGATACAACGTTCGAAAGATATTAGTCGCATTTTAGGAGAGAATCCATAGTATTGAGTTTGTTGGAATTAGTCATTAGATAACTTTTTGTGATAACAAGCATGTTTTTTCTGAGATAGTTGAATAAATTATGGATTATTAAGACTATGCATTAACAAGGATGTTATTATGAAAATTCATATAACTAAAATAGATGCGGCGGAAAGACAATTAAAAGAAGCTGTTACTTTGTTTTTTGAAGACAGAGATCCAGTTTCAATTCATACTTTAATTGGCGCTGCGCTAGGAATATTGGAAGATTATATGTCTGAGGACGAAGTATGTGAACTTGGCTTATTACTGAATTATAGTACTATCCGTGTGGAAGATAAAAATAGAAAATTCTTAATAAACAAAGTGTTTGAAAATCGAAATTTTTTTAAGCATGCAGATAAGGACCTAGGAAACGGAAAAGAATCAATTGAATTTGAAACAGAATTAAATAGACTATATCTCTTTGAAGCACTTCGTTGTTACGATTATATGTTCAAGAAAAAAAATATTAGATCAAGCTATCCTTTTGAATTCAAGCTTTTTTATATTTATAATATTAATGAATATCCCGAATTATTTAAAGAGGGAGTTAAAGAATCTTTTGGGGGTATAGAAAATAATTACGTATTTCCCGAAAATATAGAATGGAATGATTACATAAAAGTTTTAAACAAATATTACAATAGATAATACATCTCAACCATTGATAGAACAAATGTTTGTCTTACAATCGCTATCATGTTACAATAATAATAGACTAGTCAAAATCTATCATTACGAGGTGGTTGTAAACGAACGAACAATTTTTAAATCAAATTATATGTGGCGATTCCGTTGAATTACTGCAGCAGCTTGAAGATAATTCCGTGGATGCAGTTATTACAGATCCACCGTACTGCAGCGGAGGTCAAACAGCAAGTGAACGGGCACAAACTCCGTCGAGTAAATATGAACAATCTTCTAATGTTATTGTCCATCGACCGGATTTCGCAGGCGATACGATGGATCAGCGGTCTTGGATGCATTGGTGTGCGTTGTGGATCAATGATTGCCAGCGTGTCCTGAAGCCGGAAGGATACTTCTTGATGTTTACGGATTGGCGGCAGCTTCCAGCCGCCTCAGATGCCCTGCAGATGGGCGGACTGATCTGGCGGGGAATTGTTGCTTGGAATAAAGGTGGCGGAGCCAGAGCACCGCATAAAGGCTACTTTAGACACCAGTGTGAATATATCGTATGGGGCACCAATGGAAAGTGTCCACATGCTAAGCATGCAGGACCGTATCCTGGCTGCTATGATTTCCCGGTGCGGCAAAAAGATAAGTTCCATTTGACCGGAAAACCGACGCCGCTCATGGAAGAACTGGTTCAGATTGTCCCGGAAGAAGCTGTTATCTTGGATCCATTTGCTGGCAGTGGCACGACATGCGTAGCAGCTAAGAAGCATAATCGGCAATATATTGGATTTGAAAAGACGAAAGTGTACTATGATATTGCGGAGAAGAGAATAAAAGAAGTTGGATGATAAAAACGCCGGACTGCTCTGATGAGTGGTTTGGCACTTTTTTTGCATACTTGACAAAATACTAATCATGTGAAATATATTTCTTGTTAGTTGGAGTAAGATGGTATATAATTCTTAATATACAAACACATAAAAGTCGTACATGTGTACTGATTTTGTTTTATCCATATTTGCCTTGAAAGGGGGAGATATTATTATGACTATATTTGAGTTAGCAAATGCATTTTTATCGATGGGACCCCAATCTCCTAAAAAATTACAAAAACTTTGTTATTATGCGTATGCTTGGTATTTGGCTTATAATGATGAAGAATTATTTGAAAACCATTTTGAAGCATGGGTGCATGGGCCAGTAGATCCTAACTTGTATAAGGAATATAGGAGCAAAGGCTATAGCGAATGGAACTCCATTCCTCAGTATGTTGGACTGGTTGATCCTGATGCTAAGTCAATAGCCGAATGGGTTTATAATGCGTATGGGAATTTTAGCGCAACAGATTTAGAGGCATTGACGCATAAAGAATTACCTTGGATTGACGCAAGGCAGGGTATTGATCCATGGGAACGAAGCAATGCTCCCATATTATCAGAAAACATAAAAAAATTTTATCGTGAACAAGCGAAAAGCCAGCGATAATGGGCGGCGGAAAAGAGAAAAGAAAAAATTTACCACGTTTAGATATTCCGAGCAAACCAAATATGGACTCCATTGTTGTCAAACAAATTGATTCATCTGAAAAATTATTGTTTTCTTTTTCATTATTAGAATGCGACAATGACTACTACAATTTTAATGGAATGTGTGATAAAGGATTTAAAAATTGTGTGCTAAAGCTGTCTGAATATAGCAAGATGAATACATCGGAGTTATTAAATAAGGGGGCCCGTGGAACTATAAGATTACATTTGATAAGAAAAGAAGATGTTGATGATTGGCCAACCTATTTCCGGGACAATGAACAGGTAGAAGATAGTTTTTATCAAATTTCATTTGGTGCCTCTAAGGGTAGGGCGCATGGTCTTTTGATCGATAATGTGTTTTATATAATTTGGTTTGATCCACACCACTATTTGTACCATAACTCACGATTTGGACCTAAGGTTAAGTTGCATAATGTGGGAGATTGTTGTTCAATTCGAGAAGAGATCATAGAACAGCAATCGAACGAAATTAATAGTCTTAAAAAACAAATTGCCGAATATAAAAGCTTATTGGATGAGGAAACAACTCCTGCTGACTAG